AATATTTCTTTTAAAATTTTTATTTGTCCTTGAATAGGAGTCAAATTATGCTGCCATTCGGCAACCTGAATGAAACTAGGTAGTTCGAACACTTGAATGCCTGCACTATTGCCACCAGTGCCTAAACTTGGATCTAACGCAATTGCATAAATGTGATCTTTGCTAGGAGTCTTGTACCAGCGTGTTTGCCCCATGTTCATTATAGGTTGCTTGCCGTCTAATCCGGCAAGACAAATACTGCTAATTAGAGTTTCGTCATAAATTAAGAATTCGCAATTATATTCTCTACGAAATCGTTCTTCACCAATGCGTCCACGTTCTTGTGAAGCCCATGCATCGTCACGATCTGGATGTTCATCCCAAGTACATGTAAAAGGAAAAAAGCCGTTAACTCCTACATCTTGTTCATTGCCAAATTCGTCAAATTTTTTGTTAGCTTCTTTCCAAATTGTAGCAAAGGTATCTTCGTCACTGTTAGGGGTACTAGTGATAATAGCTTTACCACCAGTAGCCAATGTCGGAGAAATTGATGTCCAAAATTCGTCAGCAATATTAGGTGGTACAAAAGCAAACTCATCACAGTATAGTAATGAAATACTCATACCACGACCTGTATTACCTGTAGTAGTAGTTGATATAATACGACTACCATTATCAAACTCAATACTGCCTTTGTTATAGTTAATTACACCGCAGCGTATATGGTCTGGACAAAGCTCGTAGGCATAACGAACACGTTGCATGATTTCCTGCGAACCTGTATATTTGTGTGCAGAGATTAATATAGTCTGGTCCGGGTGAAACATAGCATACCACAATAAGTATCCGGCGGCACAGGTAGTTTTACCCATTTGCCTAGGTAACATATTAATATTAAATCTATGCCCGTGATATGCATCTAATAATCTTGACTGATAGTCATACGGCTCGAACAGCATTTTTCCTTTTACAGGGTGCTGTATGTAAAAAAAGTTGTCGCAAAAATAATGATACCCGTTGTCAGTATCTGCACATTTTAACAGATCCTCTATTTGAAGTTCTGTAAAGGTTTCTTTTGTGTGTGCCTTTTTAGTTAGGACACCATCCAAACTTTTGCTTGCCATAGTTTTATTTACAAAAAAATAGCCCCTTAATGGGGCTATTTGGTTAGTAGCGTATGTTTTTAACTGCGATTTTTTATGTCTTCATACATTGCATGAAGTTTTGTTTTGTAGCTTTCTAAAGCCATAGGATTATCACCTCTATATGGTTTATCGCTGTAGCTGTCTTTTGATTTGTGAAGATCGTCACCGTGATCTATAGGAAAATTATCTTGTCCTAGTTGAACGTCTGGACTATTAGCATATTCATCACCTAGTACCGGTTCTTTCTTCATTACCATCATACCTGGCATGTCAATGCCAGGAGAATCCATGTCATGGTCTCCATGATCGTGATCTATAGAATCGTCGCCCTTTTCTAAGTTTCTAAGAATATTCATTAGGTCCCTAATTCCGCCGCTGCCTGATCCGTTCATACTAACATTCATGCTAACATTATCTTGTTGCTTGTTCATGCTAGGCATACTCATTGGTCCCATGCCACATTCGTCCATATCTTGTTCTAATTGATCTGCTAAAACATCAAGACTCTCGTCTTTTTTACCCATTGCCTGTTTGATAGCTTTGTCTTTAGATCCCATGTACTCGTCTTTGCCTGATTCAATTTCGCCGTCACCGTCGTAATCTTTATCTGCTTTATCTGATTCTTGCACTGGCTGGTCTAATTCAGCCATGCGAGCCATTAATTCTTGAAAATTCATTTTGTTTTTCCTTTTAACACACTTTGCGAAGCAGAAACTTTTTCTGTCGATGATGCTTTTTCTTTTGGTGAAGATTTAGCAAGTATTTTATCATTTACACCCTTGTATTGTGTTGGCTGAGTTTCTTTACTAATCTTAGCTAATTCTTTGAGCAGACTGCTGATCTTTTTCTCTCCTACTAACTCTTGATTATTTTCTTTTTGATAATCTTGACTTAGTAATGCAGATTTTTTACTGTCGTCAGACATATGTTCATTGTTTAATTCAACTTCATCTTCTTCTTTTAAACTACGCACACGTAAGCAGCAGGGATCTATACCTGTTTGTTCTGACATGTAAGCAGTTAGCACTTGACTAGTTGTAGGATAATCTAATTCTACATCAAAAATGGTCATGTGGGTGTTTTCTAGTGTAGGAAAATCTGACAATTTTGCCTGTATTGGTGTAGTTTTTCCTTTGCTAAAACTAGACACTTTATACTTGTCCAAAGCAGCCTTCATAGTATCTTCTATATGCTCGGGTAATTCCCCAGCAATTTTAATTTTAAAAGAGTACTTTTTTTCTTCTACACTTTCAGTAAGATATTCTTTAAACGATTTCATATAGCAGTCCTAATAGTGTATTTATTTCATATTCTTCAGTTTTTCCAACAAGCTATTTCTATCTGAGATAATAACGCTGGAATTTGTAATATCTTGGCTTTCATCGCCTTTATCATTGTCTAGCTTTTGTTTCTTTAATTGTAATTCTACCATTTTGAGCTTTTTGTCTATTTTTGCTGCTTTAGCATCAATGGCATTCTTTAACATAGTGCTTGCAACTTCGAATACTCGCCCACTATATCTAGCTTCTACATTCATGCCTAAATCCATTAAGTCATCAAATGCATCTGTAGCTCGTTGAGCAAGCTCGTCAAATTCTTTATCGCTGATGTCGCCTAATCCTTTAACTTGCGGCAAAGCCGCTGCAATCTTATCAAACTCGCTGATATCTCTTAACAAAGGTTGTGTGGCTTCTACAGCTTTACTCTTTTCTTCTTTTTTAATTAGCTTTTTGCTTTCTGGTAAATTTAAGACTTCTTCTAGCTTTTTCATATAATTACTTATCTTAAACGACCGTTATAAAATAAATCTTGTTCATTTAAAACTCTAAATTTTATGCCTTGCTTTGAGCACCACGATTGAGCTGCTCTCCATTTAACTTGATTCTTAGCCCATTGTAATTGATTATTACGATTTTTGCCGGCTTTTTCGAGCAAGGTTTGACTTTGAGGTTTAATTTCTATTAGCTCGACTTGCATTATACCTTTTTTATCTGCATATTGTATAAAGAAGTCTGGAACATATACAGTTTGGCGACCAGTAAACGGATCTTTGTAAGGAATTTTTACTGCTTCGCTAGCCCATTTTAATATTCTAGGATCTTTATCACAAAAATTCATAAAGTTCCATTCCCAACTACTTCTATATGTAGGAGAACTATTACCTACATACTTTTCTACGTTAGTGACTGTAAACTTTCCTCTTGCAAATTTGGACATTATTGTGCAATATTTCTGCTTTCATATGTAACTTCAGAAGTCAATGTCTTATAACCTAGAAAGCTTGTTTTTTCTCTATATAAATTTATAATCTCAGTGACTACTTGACTAAGCTGAGCACCATTTAATCCTTTCAAGGTATCTATAAGTTGCATAGGATTAACGTTGTCGATTCTAGCTTGATTTAATAAAACTATAGCAGTGCTTTTTGCGGCTTGCTCATCAAACCCATTCTTTAAGAAAAACCCTAACACTGCATCTATTTGATTGCTAGGAAAGCTTACTTGATGAGTAAAATATTTGTTAAAAAATGTTTTTACTTCGTCTGCACTATCTGTAGGAGACTGCGGTGGTAGATTCGTTCTAGTGTTCATATTATGGATTTAAATTTCTAGGCTGAGCAACTGTAGGAACTGATGAATCACTTACTGGAAATGTTGTATTTCTTACAGCGCCGGCACTATTTCCAGTTACTGTGGATAAACTTCGATTGGTCACGTTAGTTAATTCTTCTGTTATACCAGTTCTACTTAATTGTTGTGAATTATTATAAGTGTTTACCGCAGTTATTGCAGTAGCTACAAAATTTGCAGGACTAGAAAATGCCTGACCGGATGCTACAGATCCAAACACAGAACTTGCTCCTGCTAGTACTCCGCCTGCGCCAAATAAAGATCTGGTGCCGCCACCAGCTAACGATATAGGACTCGGCACTGTATCATAATGATCGACTCCGAATCCTAACGGATTTCCTTGAGACACTAAACCATTTTCGTAGTATACTGACTCATAAGCTAATGTCATTGATTGCTCACCTGTGTTATTACTGGTATAATCTAATGAATCGTGATTCCAGGAAGTAATTAATGGATTTACTAAAGTATAACTGTTCCAATACTTTCTGGCCATTTGGTATATAACCACACTGTCAAAAAAAGGTATAGAACTGTTATTATCTAGTCCAAATGGAGATTTAATGTAATTCTTTCCTAGAGTGGCTGTTCTAAAATAATTACCTTGAATTTTTGATGCTATTGGATCGGCATAATAATAACTAAAATAGTTTTCCCATAATTGTCGTGTAACGCCTAGGTTGTCATCGTGAAATTTAATACTAACTGGTTGATAATCAATTTTTGTTTGAACAACTTTTTTTCTATTGTATTGATTAGCAGTTTCGGAACTTATTGTAAATTTTGGTAAGTCAGCTGATTTTACTAGGATACCTATTTCATTTTGATGTTGGAATTTAAAGTTTAAACTTTTAAGAGCGTTAGTGTTTATTTTAAAAAACACATGAAATAAAAATTTAGATTTAGGTGCTAATCTAAAATTATCATCGACAAAGGTTCTAGCAGCGTGTCTAAAATCTCCAAGGTTTCCCTTAGGATTGAAGAATCCACTAACAAACTGACGTAAGGCTTTATTAGACATACAATTATTTATCGAACAATATTAACTACGTAGTTAATACAAAGTCATAAAAAAGCAGCTTTTCAGCTGCTTTTTTATTAACGTCTTCCGCTGCCTGTAGCTAATACACCTAGTGCTCTTGCTACATTAGTGCCTACTCCAGTGCCTTGTGGTGTTTGTACACAGTTGTCTGGTTGAATTGTTAAATCGATCATAGCAGGTCCTTGTTCACCG